TGCTAACCGGCGTCGAGATCATCACCGAACCTCTCACATCCCGTGTCACTCCACTCCGCGGCGCTCGCTCCGAACTTCCAACCGATCTTCTCCCCATCTTCTCCCTCCATTCCAATGAAACTGCTGACCCCATCGTCGCCCCCGTCTTCCGCCCTCTAGCTGAAATAGTCTCCCGATCATCCCACGTCCCTCTGCGCCCAAACCCATCCATCCCCGGAGTCCTGTCCCTCACTGCCTCTATCCCCAGCTCTCATGTCTCAGATGTCCTGCAGACTGCTCGCATCTTCTCCGGCGACGGCTTCGACGCTTCGCCCCAGATCTCCACCCACTTTCTCCCAGAAACCCGCCGCCCATTCCATTACGACATCCCTTCCGCCCAAGTTTCTTCTCCGGCCTTCAGCTCTGATCTGCGTCCTTCTTCCACCGCCCACACCCCTGTCTACCCCGGCGAAGACTTTTACGTCCTAGCCTCGCAATTTATCCCCGCTCATGACCCTCAAGTGAAAGAAATAATCTGGCGCGATCAATCCAGCAACCAGTTCCCTCTTCTCAACCAACCCTTCGAAATTTCCGCCCTCCCCTTTTCCGTCGCTTCCGCCATCCACTCCGAGAAATCTGACCCAACCCTCCTGCCAGCATCCATTCCCAAACGTCTCCGCTTCCGACCCTCTCCCGCCCCCTACTCCATTTCCCCAAAAGACGAGATTCTCGGGGCCGTTCTTTTCCAGTCCCTGTGCCGAGCTTACCATCGTTCCCCACTCGCAGAGGTCCCTTTCGACGAGGCTCTCTTCATTGAATGCATAAACGCTAACGAGTTCTGCCAGCTATCATCCAAGACCCAATCTGTCATCATGGCAAACGCAAACCGCTCGGACCCAGACTGGCGCTGGTCAGCAGTCCGCATTTTCTCCAAGACCCAACACAAGACAAACGACAACTCCATCTTCGGAAATTGGAAAGCTTGCCAAACCCTCGCCCTCATGCACGACGCCGTCATCCTCCTCCTCGGACCAGTCAAAAAATACCAACGCATCTTCGACAATCAGGACCGCCCATCTAACATCTACGTCCACGCAGGGCACACACCTTTCGAACTCTCACAGTGGTGCCAAGACCATCTCACCGACCAACCACATCTCGCCAATGACTACACCGCTTTCGACCAGTCCCAGCACGGCGAAGCCGTGGTCCTCGAACGACTCAAAATGCACCGCCTCTCCATCCCTCAAGCCCTCATCGACCTCCACGTCCACTTGAAAACCAACGTTGACACTCAGTTCGGACCCCTCACTTGCATGCGTCTCACCGGAGAACCTGGAACCTACGATGATAACACTGACTACAACCTCGCCGTCCTCTTCACTCAATACAACATCACTTCCGAAGCCGTCATGGTCAGTGGCGACGACTCCCTCATCGACTCCATTCCCCCTCTCAACCAAACCTGGCCTTCCATTCAACCCCTCCTCTCCCTCCGCTTCAAGATTGAGATAGACAAGTACGCCCTCTTTTGTGGCTACTTTGTCGGTCCCTCTGGAGCCTGTCGCTCACCCCTCGCCCTCTTCACGAAACTCGCCATGGCCATAGACGATAGCACCATCCCAGACAAGCTCGTCAGCTACTTAACTGAATTCTCCGTCGGCCACTCCCTCGGGCAGTCCATGTGGAACCTGCTCCCTCTCTCCCATGTCTCCTTCCAATCCGCCTGCTTCGACTTCTTCTGCCGTCACGCCCCCCCCGCTCTTAAAGTCGCTCTCAACATCGGAGAAATCCCCTCCTCCACCATTGACTCAATCCTCTCAGCCCTTTCGTCCATCACCGCCCCCGTTTGGAGCATGCTCCCCGTCGCCGCCCGCCGTGTCTTCATCGCCTCCAAGCGCTCTCCCACCTCCTCTTTTCTTCCC